CAATGCCTTTCCGTTCGTCACAGTAGTAAAGCTCCTTTCTGTAATGTGAATATCGTTCACATCATTAATATAATTCTGTTTTTGTTGAATGTCAAGCACTTTTTTGATATTATTTAATAACATAAATGTGAAAGGAGTTCCCACATGCTCGAATTATATAAGAATATAAAGAAATTCCGAATCGAACAGCATATGACACAATCAGAGCTTGCGCGGCTTACCGATTATACAGATCGTTCATCAATCGCAAAAATCGAAGCCGGGGAAGTAGATCTGCCGCAAAGTAAGATCCGTTTATTTGCAAAAGCTTTTGGCGTCACTCCTAGCACATTAATGGGAAATACCGGGCTTTATTCCTGGCTGCCTTCTGATGAAGCTGAATTGCTCGAAAGATACGGCCACTTGAATGCATCCGGCAAGGCGAAGGTTATGGAATACATGCAGGATCTTTTGGATAATAGAAAATATGTGTCAGATATGGAAAAATCGTCTTTATCTGGGACCGCATAAAATAAGCCGCGCACCTATGGGGACAGATGCGCGGCCTTATGGGGTTGTTCGTGCATGAGCATGAACAGGGAGTAAAACAGTTACCTCATGCCCTTTTATTATAGCACGGTCCTGCCCGTGCAAGAAAGGTTGAAAGATGGCCACCGCGAAAAAACGAGGCAATAAATGGCGCTGTCTGGTTTACATCGGCAAGGATTCTGCCGGGAAGCGCAAATATAAGAGCTGCACCGGCCGCACGAAGCTGGAAGCGGAGCGTGCCGCTGCCCTATACGATCCGCAGTATGCTTCCGATCTGACGATCTCCGAAGCGATCGACAGCTATATAGATATAAAAGCAGCTGTGCTGTCGCCGGCGACGGTCCGCGCATATAAATCGTATTCCAAATGCTATGAATCGATCGGAAGCATCCGGGCCGTGGATCTGACGGATGCAATCGCGCAGAAATGGATTTCCGATCTGGTAAAAGACAAGAAAAGCGAGAAATACATAGCCAACGCCTACGGCCTGCTGCGCTCTTCCCTGGCTATGCACTTCCCGAAAATGGTGATCCGCGTTTCTCTGCCGCGCCGGACCCGGAAACGGTCCTATGTTCCCACAAATGCGGAGATCCAGGAGATTCTGCCGCTTTTCGACGATGAAACGCAAATTGCCATCCTGCTGGCGGCCTACTGTTCGCTGCGCTGCGGTGAGATCTGCGCGCTTACGTCTGCGGATCTCTCCGGATCCACGCTGACGATCAACAAAGCCCTGGCAATCAATCCGGACGGCGAATATGTCACGAAGCAGCCGAAGACAGCTGCCAGCATCCGCACGGTCCCCGTGCCGGCGTTTGTCCTGGAAAGGATCCAGCCGATCAAGGGTAAGTACATCAAAAAACGGACGCCGCTGCAGCTGTCGAATTATTTCTGCCGGAAGCTCCGGCGCCGCGGCTATGAGTTCCACTTTCACGATCTGCGACATTTCTTCGCTTCAGAGCTTGCAAAAACCATGCCGCTGGCCGTGATCGAGCATATCGGCGGCTGGTCCCCCGGCTCTCCGGTCCTGCGGCAGATATATATCGGCACCCAGCAGGCCGAAATGCAAAAGAACATGGATGCAGCCGCTGCCGTCTTCGACGGTCTGCAGGCACCAAAAAAGGCCCCGTGAAAAGGGCCTTTTCTGAATTATGCAACCAGAAATGCAACCAAGACTTTCGAACGTGCCTGCAAATACTGGTTCTTAAGCGGTCTGACTGACGGGAGTTGAAAAGATTACACCGGCTTCTGCTCTGAATCAATGTTTATGCGGTCTTATCGCTTCCGTCCTTTATTTATGCTTATTTGTTGCGGTTTTTCGCTCCTGTTCTGTTGCTTTTTTTACACTTCCAATCCGGTGTTTTTCTGACAAATGCAACCAGGATGCAACCGCGTTTTTCTGACGGTCAGATCAGGATAATCAGGGCATCGCCCAATTCGAAATCTTCGATCAATTTTCGTTCCTTTCCATGTCTTTCGTTACCAGTTCTTTCAAATAGCCGTTGATATTTCCTTTGCCTTCCAGATGCGTGATCATCTCCGCATCAGCGGCCCGGTTCAGTTTCAGTTTGAATTCCCGGATCTGGTTTTTCTGATATTTCCGCAGGTATTCCGTGCGGTCTTGATATTCAAATAAATGCCCGGTTTTCATGCTTCGATCTCCTCCACAAATCCAACGTTGCAGTTTTCAAAGAATCCGTCAGAAATCTGGCCATCAAGAACGTTCTGGCACTTTTCCGCCGTCTCCGCTGTGATCCTGGCGATCACATACAGATTCGTTCCGGTCTTGTCGGCGCATTCCATTTCGTTGATCGCGCCGGTTGCGTCCGTAAATGTGCAGGACTTCAAAAAAGATGCCCTCTGTCTGTGCTGCCGCTCTCCATCGTAAATTCCGTATACCTTCCATGCTCTTGTGATCATTTTTTTGTGTCCTTTCTTAGTCTTCTTCCGTCTCGATCGTCAGATCCACTTCGCATTCCGCTGCCGCGTCTGCTGCCAGGTACTGTTCCTTGCCGTCGTACTGGAATACCAGGCTTTCAAAGATGTCTTCCGGGATCTGGTCTTTGTGTGCCAGGATCGCTTCTTTCATCGTCAGATATCCGTAATCTTCGCTGGCGCCTTCCGGCACCTCTACTTCTGCCATGATCACCGGAATATTTGCGCTTTCCCGGAACAGGTAAAGCGCATTTCCGTTTTCCGTTGCTTCGAACTGCATTTTGTACATCTTTCCGTCCTTCCTTATGCTTTCCTTCTTGCTCCATGTCACGCGATCACGCCATTGCCTCTTCATACTCGATTTCCTCAATGCAGACGTTCGAATCTTCGTCAATCACTGCGATCAGACCGCTGCCCTGCTCCTTGAGCATTTCTACCGCTTTTTCGTATTCGTGAGAACCGTAATCCCAAGCGTCTTCCCTTGTCTCCTGCACTGCGTACCATTTTGCCATTTTCTTCCTTTCCCTTCTCCGGCGGATTGCCCGCCGCCGGTCGGGATTGTTTTTCACTTCTGATATTTCTGGTCCTGTTCGTCAAGCTGCTTTTCCAGAAGATCATGCAGGGCCTTCCATTTATTGACCGTTCCCGGCAAAACGTGTTCCCGTCTATACTCCGGGCAGTTCGGATCATTGTTCATTTCGTCGGTTGCCGCGTTGGCGATCTGGGTGCAAGCCAGCATTAAATCGCAAATTTCGCGCCTGTCAAGTTTGAGCCTGTATGTTTTTTCCATTTTGTTTTCCCCTTTCTTTGTGGCCTTGCGGCCCCGGCTGTGATCTATTTAAAATGTCCGCTCGATGAATTCGGCGGCTGCCTTGATCGTACGGAATGTACGATACTTTTTATATGTCTCCCCTTCTTCCACTGTGACATGGTAGAATCCGCGGCATCCGATCGTCCGTGTGATCGCGTGACCTTTTACGATTTTTACTGTTTCCATGGTGTTTCCCCTTTCTTGTTGTTTAGTCCCTAACCTTGATTATATATTAGCAGATTAGTCCCTAACTGTCAACCCCTTTTTGCAAAGTTTTTAAAGTTTTTTGCAATAAAAAAAGAGCGGCCGCAGCCGCCCTTCTTTTGTCTCTTATTCGTCCAGGTTCTCTGGCATCTTAAGTGTTTTTTTGTATAATTCTGTAGCTACATCATTCCCTCCCAGGGCGTGATAACTTTCATAAACCTTTTTTAGGCTTTCTTTTGCGTAGATCGGGCAGAATCCTTTATCGGAATACTTGTTATAAGAAGTCACGATCGATTCCCTCAAAAGTGACTGGATCCCGTCGGCAATGGCCTTCTGGCGCTCCTCGTCCTTTTTCTGCTCCGCAGCCTTTCCGCTTGCGATCTCCTTGATCTTAAAAGTGCAATAGGCTGCCAGCACGCTTGAAACTATGCTTAAAATATACGGAATGATCCTTGCGATGATGTCCATGCTTATGCCCTCTCTATCTCCATTTTCAAAGCCGTGAAAGGCTGTCCGAAGATGCCTGCCGTTCCCTTGCCGTCGCCGTCTGTCCAGTCTGTATCTACCACTCGCGGCAGCCAGATTTTTTCCGGCGTCATTACTCTATATGATACGACGTAATCGCCATTCGTCGAAAAATAATAGCACTGCAGCGCGTCGATCGTGCTGCGGCCGTCTCCTGCGTAGCCGTTCGCGTGGTCCGTCCAACAGCTGCCCGTAACCGGCGGCAGCCATCCCTTGCCCAGCAGATGGGCGCGGTATTTTACCGTTCCTTCCGTTACTCCGATCTTGATGGCTACGATCGCATCATTCTTTATGCCTGCGCTTGCGTCATTGGATCCAAGGACGTTTGCTCCGGTCCCGTGGTGTGCACTCTTTACCTGGTAGATGATTTCTGGGACCTTCTCCACCGTCTCATCATACCCGGAAGGCTTCGCCGGTTTCTTGTCGGCATAGTCTTTATAAAAGTGCGACATGTCCACCCGGCCGGCGATGCCCGGCACCGATCCAGAAGACGTATACTGCCACGCGTCATAATATACGCCTATCTTCGGCGGATTCTTGGAATACTTCGCGATCCAGAGCGGCAGCCCGGCGTACTTTTTCATGAAGCTATTGTAATAGCTTTCATACGTGTAAATGCCCGGAGTATATCCCGCTTCTTTCATACGCTTTCCGAAGATCCTGGCATTCTCCAGCGCGAAGCTGCCGCAATTTACTTCTTCAATATCCGTATAACAAATGTTAAACGTCGGCCTGTGGCCTTTCAGCAGCCGCAACATGTGCTTTGCTTCGGATTCTGCCTTTTCCCTGGTGTTTGCGTAGGAAAAGATATACGGCGCCCACGGGATGCCCAGGCTTTCGCAAGCCTCGACGTTCCGCCGCCAATATACATCATCCTGGCTTTTTATATCTGATCCGTAACCGCACTGGATGATCGCCGCTTTTATGTCGGATTCTTTTTTGACCTTCTGCCAGTCAATCAGTCCCTGATATCTGGCCACGTCTATGACGTTTAGATTCATCCTTTCACCTCCGGCAGCCCTGTGGCAATGCTGGTAAGCAGAGACGTCAGCCCGCCCAGCAGGCCCGTCAGGATCCAGGCGGCCACGATGTACACCATGCTGATATCCAGCGTCTCGATCATCACCGGCGTTACCACCATCCCGGCCGGGATATTAGATAAAAGGCACTGTGCCGTTGTTCTTGCGGCCCTGATCAGGGCCGCACGCCAAAATTCTTTATTCATATCCATCTCCTCATAGATTATACAGTGCAATCAGCCGGGGCATCCACAGACCGGGAATCGGCTGTTTATTCATGCTCAGTCCATCCGTACACGCTCGGTTCCCAGACATTGTTGTCAACATCGGATACCCAGTGCTTGCTGTTGTGGTTCACCTTTGCGCCTTTTGCATAAGCGTCCGTGCTTCCTGTCGGCTGTACCCACTCAGGCCATTCGATTGAGGGATCGTCCACCCTCACCCAGAGGGACGGAGCGTCCGCAGGTTTCCAGCTTTCCTGACTGGTGTGCGCCTGTAAGCACTTGTAAAGCGTCCCCTCGTCCTGCACCCTGTCGCCGACCGAGTAGTCGTGGTCGACCTTCCACTGCGGGAAGAGTTCAACAGCGTCAAGGGCATCAGCGTCAGGAAGGCCGACGGACGCCTGTTCAATTTTCGCCCGAAGCTTGCGGGCTTTCTCTCTTGAAATCATTCCGCACCTCCTAACAGGATATCGACCACTTCATCGGCGGTCGTGTCGCCCTCGATCGGGATGTCGGTCTCCGTGTAGGTTCTGCCCAACTCAGCAGGGTCGATGGCTTCTGCATAGTCACCTTCGGGACTGCCGCCGTGGATGTAGTAGCCAGCGTCTGAATAAGAGCGGACGAAATCATGACCGCTGATTGTGATGTGTTCAGTTTTAATCATTGCTTTGTCCCTCCTTAGCTTATCGGTGTGCCGTCTGCGTACTGCGTCTCGTAAATGCTACCCTCGATAGCCTTTATCTGGTTGTTGGCGTAGCCGAGGATGGTGCTCCAGTTCGTTGCGTTCTGATAACTGGATATCAGCGAGGACGGAACGTAGAGTGTGCCGCCTGTCTTGTCAGAAGCAAAACAAGTGCTGTCAAAGTTGTTGATATTACCAAGGGGCGTAACCGTGTTTGCCCTTATGATAAAGGTGTCAAGTGTCGCAGTGCCAACAAATGAAGCGCCGCCAAAACTTCCGTCACTGCCGCCGAGCATATCGAAGGCGGCGTATTTCCCGTTACGGAATGCCTGTGGACCGACCACCTTCAGCGACTGAAACGCCAGTGCCGTGATAACTGTTCCACTCGGGCTTGAACCGTAGTTGAGATAGCCGAACGATGTCATGTGAGTTTTTTCGAGTTTTGGCATTTTTATTTCTATGATTTTCGGATGCTGGTATATAAAATTTGTCCCGATGTCAGTTACGTTTGGGAAGTTGACCTTTGTTGTGTTCTTTGACTTTGCGGTATTAAAAACGCTATCAACAACAATCTTCTCCAACGATGCACAGTACACCTCGCCAGAAGCCGTGCCTTGCAGAATTGCGACCAGCGTGCCGACCTCATCCGCTCCAGAGATATTGACCTCGACCTCACTCACCAGCGTGGTGTCATAAGTGCCGTTGCTGGTGTAGCTTGCGCTCCCCTGTGCCACCAACGCCCCATTGCTGACGACCTTCCCCTCGTCTCCTGCTCCGTAGCTGTTCGGGACTGCAACGACCACCTTTTTGTAGCCGTCTGCGGCATCATCCGAAGCGTTGTAAGTGCCGTTTGCGTCAATATCCTTGTTAATCAGCACCGCCTCACCGCCGCCCCCGGCTTTCTTGCCGAGGATGTAAGAAAGTATATCCATGCAAGCACCTCCTTAGATCTCGTTCCAGGTTTCGCCAGTGGCGTCAAACAGGTACACCTTGCCGGTGTCGATCTCGATGAACGCAGCGCCGTTGATGCAGTCGGTCGGCTTCGTATCCGTGGACAGGCCGCGGAATTCGATTGTCCCCTGCATCTTGGATCCTGTTTCCGTCACCATCTTAAACTGCGAATCTGCTGAAAGTGTTACTGCCATTTTTCTTTCTCCTTTTTCTTTACATGAAATAAGCCTGCAGTGTTCCTGTCATTGTTCTGGCTCCGCCGGAGTTCTGCCAGCCGCGAAGTACGATCTCATCGCCCTGCGACACCTGAGCGATCGCAGATACGTTTACCCTCGTTTGCGCTCCGGATGCCGCCAGGACCGTGGCATCTCCGACCACTTCGCCGGCCACGGTAATTTCCGCGTGCCGGGATCCGCTGGCATTGCTTGCCGTGTTGACGAATCCGGACAAAAAAACGTGTCCGTCCTGCGGCGCTGCGATCGTGATGAAATCATGATTCGTTGTGGATGACGATATACTTGCGCTGCTGGATGTCCTGTTGTAAAAATTATTGATCTTGCCCGTCTCGCTGATGCTGCTGTCGATCATGCCCTGGATCGTATCGTAAAGGCCCGAAGACGTGCCAACCTCGATACGGTTGTATTTTTCCGACAGCACATTGAATTCCGTCTTTGTGACCTTCGCGGCCACGTCTATGCGCATTCCCGCGTATCTGATATGCACAATGTCGCACAGATGGACCTTCCGGACCGGCAGATCTGCGTATTCCAGCGTCTGCCAAAGCGGCACGAATTCTGCTGTTGTTTCGGACCGCTCCACCCCTGAGATCTTGCCGATCTGCTCCAGCGCCATGTTGCGCAGCTGGTCAAAGGACGTCGGCGGATCTTCGAAATATTCCGTAAGATCCAGAAGCGCGCAGCCCTTGATCTCTCCGCCCGGAACATCCAGCACGGGATCATCCTGATCCGCGAGATATAGCATATTCCCGGCGTTCCATGTCACAGGTCCGGTCGTGATCTGGATATTTGCATCTTCTTTGTAGTAATACGGGAATACCTGCGAGTAAGCCCCGGACGCGTCCTGCTCCTGGGAAATGTCCGTCAGATTCTTGCCGTAGGCGATCACCACGCCGGCATCTTCTCCGCGGGACCTGTGCAGAATGACTTCGTAATTATTCCATTCGTATTCACCACCGAACGTATCTAGGATGGACCCTTCCCGGCCGCCCAGGAATTCCCGGACCGATCCCGGCGGCATATTTTTGACGCTCCATCTCGTCGTTGACTGGATGTCCGTGCGAAATGTAAATCTGTCGATATCCGCCCGCGGAATGATTCGGTTGTGGATGTCCTCCAGGGCGGCTTCAGCCCCGGTCTGCGCCACAGGAACATTTCCGGTATTTACACACATTTTCAGCAGATCATAAGAAATGTGATTCGCTTTGTATGTTGTCACTCCGTTTACGGTCTTCGAAATCTCGCTTACCCGGAACAGCTGCGGCTCTGCGTCTTCCGATGGAAGTGCCATGATCAGGCTGTCCGCGTCGATCTGGTTGTAATGCACTCCGCCTGCCGGATATTCCAGCGTTAAAAAATACGGTCCGTTTCTTTCTTCTTCGGCCACGCAGGAAAGCGCATCCGCCAGCCTTCCAATGACATTGGCCCCGTCTTTGTCGTATAGAATCGGAATCATTCAGATCCTCCTTAGATCGCCCACCAGCGCGGGACGATGTCCAGCCGTGTGATCGTGTCTGAAAAGCTGATGGTGTTGTCTCCTGCCTGCAGCTCCGGCAGCTCTGCCGGGATGTTTACCGGGCCGCTGATTTCCATGATCACACCGCCCCGATTCATCCAGGCTTCGCCGCTCTCCAGATCGATGTACGTTGGTTCGCCGTTCGCGGATCGCGATGAATGCGCGTCTATACGCCTGATGTATGTGGTGCTTGCCGCCTGCTCAAGGAAGAGCGCGCTTGTCGAATCGATCGTACACGTGGATCCAAGTGTGAAAGCCTGGCCGGAATAGGCAAGGCTGACGCCTACCGTCGCCGAAGCTGTCACGCGCTGGCCTGTCGTGCTGCTATATATCACGATCTGCGCAGTATATGATGCGCTTATCGTCTTTGCCGTACCGGCTACAAATGACTGCGCCGGCAGCTCCGCTTTAAGCCAGGCGTAATTCCCCAGGTTCTCGCTCGTCAGAATCAGCCCCGTTGATGTCGTTTCCGTAAGCGTAATGCTCTCGATCCTGCTATATGCCTGCGGAAGCGCATTCAGCCGCCGCCGCGCATAAGCGCCGCTTACGGTCAGCGCGTCGCCCGTGTTAAACTGCGCCGTGTTCGGCCGGATGGTAAGCGTATTCGCTCCGGATAGATTTTTTTCCAGATTGATATCGCCAAGCTCAACGTTTTCGATGGTGATTTCTTCGCCGTTTATACTGATCGTGCCATAGCCCCACGCCTGCAGCTGCGGCCTCGATGCGTAAAGCGTCGGATTTGTCAGTGTAGATCCGGAAGCGATCTGCTGCGCCGTGCTGCCGGATTTCAAAAAACGCTGCGGCTTGCAGTTAAACACGACGTCCATTTTCATGCTGTCATTGTGAGCATTAAGCATGTCCGGAGCGAACGATTCCACGTAGATGCCCATTCGGTATTCGTTCGGATGGTATGGGTCCTCGATCTGCTGATAGCCCCGCAGCGAACAGAGCGCCTGGCGGAATGCATCCACCTTGTCCGGCGCTCCGCGTGCGATCCAGCATGGATACGTTACATCCACGTTTTTATAAGATCCATGATCAATCATCAGATCGCCGTTGCGGCCTAATACATGATAGGCGTCAACGTCTCGCTGCGGCGCGTTGTATGTTCCGCCTCCGGAGCAGTAAACGCCGTAATCGGCAGTGTTTACGTCGCCGAAGATAAAATAGTTTTCCTGCCCTGTTCTCATGCAAACACCGCCCTTCTGTTGCGCATTGCGCTGTTGATCCGCCGGCTCACGACATCAGCCAGGGCATTGACATCCTGCCCAGGCGCTCCGTTTACCGTGATATTAAAGCCGCCGTAATCGTAAGATGTGCCGCCCACGGCTCCGGCGATCCCGGAGATCGTGCCGGGACTTGCCGCGTACATTGCGGCGCCGGCCATCAGCTGCCCTGCTCTCGATATGCGCGGGACCATGTTTTCCAGGCCGACGGCGTAGCCTTCGCCGGTCCATTCGCCGTTTTCGATCATTACCCTTGACGGGGAACCGATCTTTGCTTTTGCCCGGACTGCTGCATCTGCAGCCTCTGCCATGCTTGCGGCTGCCCTCTGGATCCGCGCATTCTGCGATTCCATGCCGATGGCGAAGCCTTCCGCGAGATATCGACCAGCCTGCACAAATCTGCCCCGGTAAGATTCCGCGTTGGCTGCTCCTGCGCCTGCGGCCCTACCAAGGCCCATGGATGCTTGTTTTACGACGATCGCCCCGGAATTAATTCCGTTGGCCATATCGCCGGCTACTTTTCGCCCGGCGGCCTGCAGCTGTTTGCCGTTCGCGGTAACCGTGGTTGCTACCTGCGACGTTGCGATGTTCTCCAGCTCTCCGGCCTGCGCTTCCACATTGCCGGCGCCTGCCTGCAGGCCTCCTGCGATGCTTGCCGGAATGCCGGCCGCTGCCGCTCCTGCCTCCGCAGATGCGCTGCTGATATCTGCATTTAAGCCATCAAATGCTCCTGTTGCTCCTGTCGCGATTCCGGCCAGCGTAGACGCAAGCTGCGCCTTGTTCGTCTCCATATTGCCGTAATTCGCCAGGATTGCATCTAATGCGGCGGAATCTGTATTCGCCGCGTTTATCAGCTCTTGCAGATAGCCGGCGCCGTCCATGCCCATGTCTGCGATGCTCTGGACGATCGCCGCAAAATACGGATTGCTGGATTCGCTGGCCAGCCTTGTGGCCTCCACCAGGTTGGCCGTATAGCTGCTATACGCTTCCGCCTGCTGTCCGAGATTTGCGGCCATTTCTGACGCGCTGGCCGTTTGCGCTTCTTTCACCTGATCAAACAGCCCCTGCTGCCCGGTCAGTGATTTATAGGCTGCGTCATAAGCCTGCTGGTAAGCTTCTGCCATCTGCTCTTCCGCAGTGGCGATTTGGCCCGCGTCTTCCGTGACCGCTGCCGCCAGCGCGTCCGTAGCTTCTTCCTGACTTGTCGCGGATTCCGCTGCTTCATCTGTCATGCCGGTCAATTCCTTATTGACGTTGACAAGCGAATCATACTGTGCGGCCAGCTCTTCCTGCGTGTGCATTACCTGCCGTTCCGCTTCGTTCGCGTTGTTCAGCCGATTCTGCAGGTCATCGAGGGAATCACCGTATTTGGCCGGATCTTCCAGCCTCTTCTTGATCTTCGCGCGTTCTTCCTGGATCTTCAGCAGTTTTTCTTCATTTTCCGCGTACTGTTCCGTTATTTCTGCCAGCTCTTCGCGGTTTTTTTCTGCCTTATACTGCGCAAGCGAAGCGTCGATGTTCTGCATGATCGCTTTGCTGTTTGCATCCAGATTGCCGGTGTTCTCATCGATCGCGAGATTCAGCCCCGGCATGACCGCGTTCAACCTGTCAACCGCGGACGCAAGTTCCAGCTTTTCCTGGGCTGACAAAGATTCTTTCCCGGCCAGCTCCTCCACTCGCGCGGCCAGCGTCTCCGCGTCTGCAATGGCTGCTTCGTTCTTCGCGTGGTTGTCTGCCAGCGCTGCTGTGCTTTTCTCGACATCCGCAGCGATTCCGCTGGCGGAACCCTGCCACGCTTTATATGCCAGTGCCAAGGCTCCGACCGTCGCGGCGACGCCTGCGATCACCGGGCCGGCCGTTCCCATTGCTCCGGCCAGCGTTCCGGTCGCCGTTCCTGCGGATCCAAGCTTTTCTGTCAGCTTCCCGGCAGCTTCTACCAGCTTGCCGGTCCCGGATACGGCCTTTCCTGTCACAGATAAAGCCGGGCCGGCCGCTGCCGTGATAGCCGCGATCCGCACGATCTGCTCGCGCTCTTCTTCATCCAGGCTGTTCAGCCAGTCTGCCAGATCGCCCAGCTTGTCCACCAGTTTTTCCGCCGCCGGTACTAGGACGTTTCCGAATCCGATGCCTACTTCTTCCGCTTTGCTTTTCAAAGCAGTCAGGCGGCCTTCCAAATTGTCCTGCATTGTCGCGGCCATGCGCTGCGCTGCGCCGTCTGCGCCATCTATCGCGTCCGAAAGCTTCGCATAATCGTCTTCTGATGCGTTGACGATCGCCAGCAGGCCGGACATGGCATTCTTGCCCGCGATCGCGTTGGCAGCCTGCGTCTTCTCCACCTCTGACAGGTTTGCAAAGCCCTTTCGAAGGCTCTGCATTACCTCTTCCAGGCTTAACATGTTGCCCTCAGAATCTGTCAGCGAAACGCCCAGGGCCTGCATTGCCTTTTTCGTCTCTGCCGTCGGCGAAGCCATCCGCGTTAACATGGACCGCAGCGCCGTGCCTGCCTGGGAAGCTTTTATGCCCGAATTTGCCATCAGGCCGATCGCCTGCGCCGTATCGTCCGCGGTATAGCCAAGCGCGCCTGCTACGGGCGCCACGTATTTAAACGTTTCGCCCATCAATGAAACATTTGTGTTTGCGTTTGATGATGCCTGCGCCAGTACGTCCGCGAAATGCCCTGAATCCGCTGCCGTCAGGCCGAATGCCGTTAATGCATCCGTTACGATGTCGGATGTGGTTGCCAGATCTTCGCCGGATGCCGCTGCCAGATCCATGATCCCGGAAATGCCGTCCAGCATGTCTTCCGTCTTCCAGCCGGCCATTGCCATGTATTCCATGGCCTGCCCTGCTTCTGATGCGGAAAACTTCGTGCTTGCGCCCATCTCGCGCGCCTTGGCTTCCAGGGCTTCCATTTCAGCGCCTGTCGCTCCGGAAATGGCCTGCACTTTTGACATCTGCGCATCAAAATCCGCTGCCAGCTTCAGCGATGCCGCGCCCGCCGCCACGATCGGCGCCGTGACGGTCCGCGTCAGTGTCGCGCCCACTCCGGCCACGCTCTGGCCCACGGTCTGCATCTTCTGCCCGGCTTCCTGCATGGCCTGCCCGGCCGTCTGCAGGCTGTTCGGCAGCGCGTCCAGCTCAGCGCGCAGGCGGTTCAGCTCTGCGTCTGCTTCGTTGACTACCTGCTTCCATTTCAGCGTTTCTGTTGCGTCTTTGCCTTTTTCCGCGATGCTCTTTTCCAGCATGGCGTTTAGTTTATCGACGCGGTCACCCTGTACGGCGATCTGCTTGTTCAGCACTTCGGCCTTCGCCGCTGCCTTCTGCTGCGCGGATGTTTCCTTCGTAAACGAGGATTCCACCTTGCGCATTTCGCTGGAAAGGCTTTTCGCCTGCGCGATAATCTGGTTGATCTCTGCTCTATATTTTGCTTCTCCGTCAATGCCGATCCGCGGCCCGATATCAAGCGGCATTTTCTACCCCTATCTATTTCAAGCTCATGATTTCATCAAAAGTAAGCTTCTTTTTCTTTTCTTCTGCGCCGCCGTTATAAATGGCCAGGCAGGCCGTCAGATCCAAAAACTCGCCCATGCGCGTATTTAAAATCTCTTGCCTGCCCATGCCTAACTGGTACCCGTAAAAAAGGATCCATGATCTATTTAAAGGGCTTTTTCGGCGCTTTTTTCGTTTTTTTCCTCTACCTCAACGGTCTGCGTGGAATCTGCTTTTTTGGCCAGCTTCGATTCGTCTATCAGCTCTTTCAGCTGCCAATATTTCAGATTCACAAGCTCATCCACCGCAATCGGTTTAATATCTTTGATTCCCTCCATCTTCAAGTATGCGCGATGCATGAAGATGGCAAGCTGCACGTCGGCCAAAGCTTCTGATACTTTGTCCCTCGCTACAAGCCATTCCTGATAATCCAGATACGCCCCTGCGGTGTACGCAAATTTAATTTCTCGCCCGTTTAAATACATCTTTTTCGGTCCTTTCTCTTTTTTGCTCAACCCGAAATGCCCAGCTTGGTTCTCAGTTTTGCTTCAGCCGCCGCCTCTGTCGGGTATTCCTCCCCCTGATATTTCCAGGTGTGCTTCGCGTCGTCGCCGCGCATGATCGTGGCGGTCAGCTCCTGCGTCTGCCAGTCGATCTCTTCCTCCTGCGTCGCCGCGTTTGTCGGAATCTGGTTAAACGCAGTCTTTACCAGGACGGTCGGGACGTAGGTGGTCACACCGCTGGACATATAGCGGCAAATGAATCCGATTCCGACATACGGGATTTCCTGATCGTCGTCATAAGCCGTGAATCCGTCTTCGCCTGGTGCCGGCAGGCCCATGATCAGTTTTTCGGCCGCCATAAGCAGGCCGTCAACGGTCAGCGTGACCGTGCCGCCGGTGAATCCTCCTGCCGCGGTCTCTGCCGTCTGGTTGTCTGCGTGAAAATTGTTGTCGTCCGCGCTGTCCGGCTCAATGTTCACATCGACGCCCCTGGCAAGGATCTGCCCGGAAGTGTACGTGATCGCATTGTTCGACGAATCGTAAAGCGCAACATAGGGTTTCGAAAAACCCGTGCAAACTCTTCCTGCTGCCATCTTCGTTTCTCCTTTACATTATCTTTTTTAAATCTTCATCAAATTGCCGCCGCATTGCTTCTTCTGCGGCAGCCTTCGCGGCATTGGTAGCTGATCGCACAAAAGGCGTCTTGTGCATCCAGCTGGTCCCGGATTCCACGCGCCTGGCCAGTGTCGCCACGGTCACGCCGCTTTCAGACTGGCCGGCAAATCCGGCCTTAACGGAAATGATGCCGTTTCTGGTCTGCATCTTCGACAGGCCGAATCCCTGCATCATCTCGTTTTTTTCTTCCTGCGTCGGTCCAGGCTGCACCGTGCCTTTCGGATAAAAGTGATCTGCCCTTGTCGGCACGCTTGCCATTGATCTGGCGATGCTGTCCGCCACGATGCCTGCCCCGGTATAGATGGACCGTTTCACCATCTCTTCCGATCCGGCCCCGATTCGCTGCAGCTGTGCGATGTATTTATCAATGCCCTTAAATCTAATCGTCGCCATAGCTCTGTCTTACCCGGAAAAGGTACTCGTAATGGATGTATCCCGTCTCGTCTTCGTACTGGACACTGTTCAACTCCCACCCGATCCGCGCAGCATTTAACGCGTTCGGAATCGCCGCAATGACTGGATCATCTTCATCCTTTGTGAACCAGTCAATCGTGCCCTCGATCGTCTGCCCGGCTTTGTAATTGTCAGCGTCCAGATTCGCCGTTTCGCCGTCTTCTGCCCATACACCATAGGGCTGTGACGTGTCCAGGGCTTCGTAATGTCCGAAATTCTCCGATACTGTCAGCAGTACTGTTTTTAATCCTTCAAGACTGGATAACATAGCTTTCTGTTAACCTTTCCAGTGATAATTTGGTAATTCGCAGCCCGTCTTCGTCCGTCTGCGGCTGGCACATTCGTACGACAAATTGCGTCCCTTCTTCATCTATGGCGATGCTTTCCACCTGGATGCGGTTCCATCCGGGAATATTGATCACCGCTTCGATCTCCTGATGCGCCATCTTTGCGGTGTAATATCTGTTTATTCCCAGCGTGTCGTACCCGAAATGGAAAGCCTCTTTGAACACAAGGCCGCGTACCGGCTTTTCACCGGGACCGGCAACGTTTGTGACCTTGTAAATCCCGATAATGCCATCATCAAACGTCATTTACGCGTCCTCCTGGTGCTGATGGAAAATCAAGTTGTTAAGTTGCCAGCGGAGAAAACGCGGCATTGCTGTGGCGCTGTCCTTGCCGCCGGCGGTGTTCGCTGCGCGCTTCCGGAAAAGGTAAGCTGCATATTCGATCTGGATGCCTTCGTACTCTATGCTGCCGTCATCTGTCGCGCCTTCTTTTTTCATCATCGCGTCCGCGAAGCTTAACAGATGGTGCAGAAATGCGTCGTTGCTGCTCGTGATCTGCTGCAGGTCCATCTTCAAAAGCACTAATTTTTCGTCCGCTGTCATCTTTTAACCCTCGATCGTCTCAATAATCTTCGCCTTGGTCATGGATCCAGAGACGCCGCTGATCCCGGATTCCTCTGCGTAGCTCAAAAGCTGCGCTTTGGTCATCTTCGTGAGATCAACGGCGCTGGCTGTGTTCTGGACCCCGATCATTCCCCCTGGTTGGCCTGGTTGGCTGTGTCCGGCGCGAAGGTCATTGCTGCGGTCGGCGTTACGCCGCCGATGCCGACGGCCACGAAGCCTTCTGCGATGACCGGCTGCCCGTCATATCTCGCGGTCCCCTTGAAGACGGTCTGATCTTCAATGTATCTCACATGCTCGGACAGCCCGATCTTGACGCCGCGGCGCTCCGCCAGCAGATACAGATCGAAATATCCGCCGATGATCACATTGTCCGGAACGAACGACAGCACCTCGATGGCTCCGCCAATGACCGGCATTCTGCCGTCAACACCCGAAACGATCGCGCCCGCAGCGTTAACGCTCATAGCCTGCGCGATCAGCTTGGTATAGGTCGTCTCGTTCATTACCCAGGTCTTTTCTCCTCTGGAATAGCTGCCTTTTGCGGCTCCGGCATCCTCTGCGAGTGCCTGGAACAGCGCCACTCCGGTTACACTTGCCGCGATGCTGGCGATGTTGGACGTGTGCAGATCCGCCCACGGTCTGGCTGTCGCCGGATAATCGGCCGGTTCTGCAGTCTGCGCCAGTCTGGTCACGACGCCCAGCGGCATCTTGGTGCCAGTGCCGTACAGGATCGCTTTATCCAGGGCGTAGCCGATCGCCTGGGAAAGGGACTGTGCCAGCTCTGCAGCAAGGTCAACGTCCGAATCCTCCAGGATCGCGTTGCAGACTGCGAAATAACCGCCCAATTTGTTGCAGTCTACGACGGTTTCATAGAATGCCAGATTCAGCTCGTTCAGGTTCGCGCAGCACTCCGTCCAGACTGCTTCCGGGATGCCGCCGGCAATCGCCATACGGCCTTCACCGCCGATCCGGCGATAGTTGACGTGATCAAGCAGCTTGGAATATCTGATCACGTTTTCCCGAAGGATCCCCAGGAATACTTCCGGAATCAGAAGCCCTGCGTTGCTGATCGTGCGTTTCAGTGCGATGTGGTCACGGACGCGCAGCAGGAATTCCTGCATATCCTCGCGCTTTACAAATTCTTCCGTGATGCCAAAACGATTTCTCTTTTCTGCGGTCTGCATCTCTTTTTTCTCCTCTCTCTTCTCTTCTTTCTTCGGATCGGTGTTCTGTGCCCGCTCCTCTTCTGCCAGCTGGCCTTCCAGCTCCGCAATCTCCGCTTCGATGCTGTCGATCGCGCCTTTGTGCGCGTCTCTCTCTGCCGTGAATGCGTCGATCGATTCATTTACGGCGGCCTGCTCTTCCTCTGTCTCCGCCTCCGCGATCGCAGTTTCCAGCTCTGCTTCCCGCGTCTCAAACTCCGCGGATTTCTCGCGCAGCTTCTCCAGCTCCTTGGTCTTGCTGTCGATCTTCTTGCGAAGCATCAATGCTTTCAGCGCCATTTTTCATTCTCCTTTCAGTCTCTTCCTCGCATCTGCCTGCCATGCCTGCCGCTTCCGCTCTTTGATCGCGTCGCGCTGCGCAGATCTGGCCGCAATGTTCGTTTCTTCGTATGCCGGGAATGTGCAACAGCTCACTTCATACAGGTCCACGTCTTTGATCGTCCAATGGATTTCCCCCGCGTCGGAGATCTCGGTATCTTCGTTGCGGATGTCAAACCCGAAAGAACACTGGTCTACATCGCCGCGTTTCACGCGCTCGTACAAGTTCATTGCATCTTGATCGTTCGGATTGATCTTGATTTTTCCCCGCAGACCGTGCGAATCTTCTTCCAGCTGCAGCGTGCCGGCCTTTGTCCTTCCCAGCACCAGCGTGGTGTCGTGGTTGATCAAAGCTCTGACGTCGTTTGAAAGTGTGCTTGTGAAAGCTCCGGGCGCGATGGATTCGCTCATGCCCGGCGCGATTTCATAGATGCTATTAAAAACGGCGAAGTACCCTTCGATCGTGAGGTCTTCGCCGTCTTCCCGCGTTGTAAATTCGGTTGCTTTTGTCCGCACCTGTCGTGTATCTCTTTCCATCTTTTCACTCCTCCTGCTTCAGTTTTTTCTGACTTCCGCTCATGTCGTATGGGATATAGTTTTCTAGAACCTTGTATTCCTTCAAGCCCGCCGGATTCATGTGCATCCTGTCTCTCCACTCGTCGCCATTCACAAAGCCGCGATCCGCGCCGTTCAGCAGCACCGTGCTGACGGTCTGCAGATCGTAGTCCATCAATGACCAGATATTGAGCTGCAGATACCAGGACGGCGACAGGATCAGCTTTTTTGTCATTTCCTGCGCGATCCCTTTTGCCATTGACATGATCTTTGTCTGGATAAACGTGTTCCATTCGGACCGGTTATAATCGCCGGCCCCCACAATAAACGGCGGCGCGCCGAACATGGCTGCCACCGTTCTTTTGTTTATCGTCATGGAATCGTTTATCGCCAGGTCCGCCAGCGTCAGCGGCTTAACCTGTTGCACGTCGAATTGCTCCGCCGGGATCATCCACGGTTCACCCTCTTTTGCGGATTTTATATAATCCTCCAGCAGTACCTTCCGGCCTTCCGGTGTGGCCATCTCCGGCGTCAACGCGTCAACCTTAACGATGATTGACGGCTTATATTCAGACGCCATGAAAGATTTTTCCGTATTTCTCGCCTGCGCCAGGTTGTCTACTACGTCCCGGAGTGCGACATTCACGCCCTTGCCTTTCCAGAGATACGTGCGGTCCGGATTGTAAACAAAATGCAGCACCTTCGACGGATCGCGCGGCGCGCCGTCTATCAGGATCTTGTAATCTCTGTATCCGATGGCCTCAAATTCAACGCGCGATGCCGTGATAGGCTCCAGGGATTCCAGCATCCCCTGCCATGTATGCGGGACAACCACGGCATTTCCGCGGCCGTATAAAAGCATGTTCATGACGATACCCTCCATCCACGTTTGCCGCGTCATGTTGGGCATCGGGTCTATGTCGATTTTTCGCGACAGCTCGTTTACGATGCGGATGTCGCCTGCCTCCGTATTGGACATCAGATGTATCGTAGCGGATCCGATCAGTTCCGCGATCTTCCGCGCGCAGGCCACCACTTCCGGGATTCGGTCCAGCGGTGTGTAGCCGGTTTTACATATTTCGTTAAACAAAGATCCGGAGGCGAACATCACGGATCTTTTCTGCGGGATTGGTTTTCTTTTCTTTTTCATTCGATTCCAAACCACCTTTTGCTTTTCTCGGTTTTGTCGTTTGCCTCCAGGCACCGGACGCAGGCAAAAACAGAAGCGTCAAACAGATCTATTCTTTGAGCCTGTGCCACTTTTTCATATTGGACCGCATCATCTACTTTTTCGATTGCCCGAACATTTGCCACGCAGTATTCATAAGCTTCGGAATGCAGATAATAAAATTTGCCATTCTTTACGGCATTTTCTATATGCCGGAATCCGCGCGATTTCAAAAAATATAGCTGCGGCTGGTCTACGATCGCGAAGCCGGCGCGCTTCATGAGCGGGATATATTCTTCCCCGGCAAACTTCCGGTCATGGCCTACCTGCCGGATCTTAAATCCCTTTGTCCTCATGCCCTTAAACCAATTCACGACGTCTGCCATGTTCACCGTCGGGCTTTGGCACAGCGTCAGCCAGCCGCGATCCACCCAGCCATATAAAGGGATGTTGTCTTGCTCCGCTTTGATCGCGGCCATCGTGACCGGAAAGAAAGCGTGCGTGATCACTATGTCGATCCCGTTGTATTGCCCGTATAAAGCCGCTGCCGTCAGATCGTACTGCCTGGACAGATCTGCACCGCCGTACCAGTCAATCGGCAGCTTCGCCAGCTCGTCCATCGTCCAGGTGTACTGCTGATCAGATGCCCGGAATTCCTCAATATCAAACCAGGCTTTCATGGCTGCCGTATAGATGTTCAGCCGCCTGGACAAAAAATCTTTTCGCTGCTGCGGATCGTTCTGCGCCTGCAGTGCGTCCTGCATGATGTCTTGCGGCCTGATCGTGACGCCATAGGACGGATTCGCCTTCATGTGCTGGATCGCGGATGTATAATCCACTTCGCCCTTGTCGTTCTGGTCCGCCCTGGCGATAAATGAAAAAAGGCTATCGTCTTCAATAGTCCCTGCTGCCACTTTCGCGGCGTATTCCATCCGGCCATAGCCGAATGAATTGATATTATCACCGGCCGTAGTGATGCCGATCATCAGCCGATTCGTGTACGCTGCCTGCGCCTCCTTGAAACGGTTATACTGCGACGGCTTTTTGTACGCAGCCACCTCGTCCGCGATTGCGAAATTGCAGTTAAAAGAGTCCTGCGCGTCCGGATTACTTGCCAGCACCTGGATATCTATTGTTCCGTCCGGCCGGCCGTTTTTCGTGAACGTGTATTTTATGCTGTGTTCGAAGGAATTATCCTTCACCTTGAATTTATGTATGATGTCTTTGTACTGCAGCGAAAAAAGCAGGAAGTTAAACGATTCAAGGGCCTGCTTCAGCGCCGCTGCCACTACGTACACCGTGGATCCGCTCTTCCTCTGGATGATCGCCACCGCCAGCGCAAGGCCGGCGATGAAAGACGTTTTACCATTCTTCCGGCCGACCATGATGAACGCTTCTTTGAATCGCCGTTCATCTTTTCCGGCATAGTAGAAGCCCAAGAGGTTGTATACGATGAACACTTCCCACGGATCCAGCATAAAAGGCTTGCCCATGAGCGGCAGCCCTGCCAGCGTTTCGCCTTTCCTGTGTACCAGCAGCCCTTCCATGATCGAACAGGCCGCGTCTGCTACGTCTGGCCGAAATTCCAGATCCGTGCGCTCAAGATCTTTCAAAAACCTTTTGCAGGAATTAACGACATCCTCGCCTATGATCACCTTTCCGCTTACCACGTCCAGCGCGTACTGCTTCGCCCGGTCCGCATAATGTTTTTTCTTCATACTCCCAAATCATTCAGTGCATCTTCCAGCGTCCTGCTCTCCTCCCGGATGTCCAGGGAGCCTGTCATCTGCTTATATGATTTACTTGTCAGCCCCAGCTCTCGCCAGTAGGCCAGCGCCTCGGCGTTGCAGTCCATCAGGACCACCAACGCCGGATTCTTTACTTTGTTTGATTGCCCTTTATTATTCGTATGTTCAATGACCGTCTGGCCGCCCCACTCCTGAAATTGCTCTGCGGCATCGTCCCGCATCTCCATGATCCCGGCCAGGGCATCGATCACGGGATCAAAAAACGGCTGGTAGGTCCCAGCCATAACGCAAGCCTTCTTGATCTTGCGCTTCCAGCCCTGCTTCTTCATCTGGTTCCTTCCCTTTTTCGTTTAAATTCATGCAGCTTTCGCGCCAACCTCTCCGCGCGCGTCTCATGGAAGAGACTGCCCGGAAGGTTTTTTCTTAAAATTCGCCCGTGGATATAAATGCCCACCCTCTCGCCGACTTTTCCGCATTGTGAAACTAAGTTAGACACCCGGCGGGGTATCTTCCGGCACGTAGCGAACAGGTACGCTGTTTGCGTTTGCCCAGGCTATCACCTGCTCGATCTGGCGTTTGTAATCTTCCGGATCGTACTTGTACGGACGTTTTACATATTGCTTAGTCATGCAAACGATCTCGTCCGGCCTCGTTTCCTCCAGCTCCTGCACATCCGGAGCAGTGCGCACGATATAGATACGGTCGGAATACTGGTCAGCCGCTGCCAGCCAGCCCGACCGAAGCGCCGCTGCCATTCGTCTGGCTCCTGCGTGCGGTTCGCCTTGATGAGGTACGCTCAACCGGAAGGCCGAAGCGATCGCATCCATTTCGTAGACGATCCCGCCGCCCATGTGCTGACGCGTCCAAGTGCTTTTGCCTGATCCAGGCATTCCGATGACTAATGTTCTGCACTTCATCTTTACCCCGTTCGCGTAGGCTGTCGCCATGGCCAGCGCCTTGCCGTACTTGGTCAGCTTGCCGGTATACTTCTCGTGCAGCCTTCCCTTGTGCGTCAGGTTATTGTTGACGGCTACCAGATTCCAGTCTGCCATCTGATATTCCGGCCACCCATCACGCGGCAGAATGTGATGGACTACGTCAGCTTCTATATGGATCCCGTCGCGCAGCGCGATCTGGTCCATCCATCTGTCACGTCTTAGGATGTGTTCGCGCTTCTTCTTCCAGGCTTTGGAATTATAAAAATCTACCATAATCGCGCCGACGGTTCGCCGGTCCATAACACTTTGTCCTTCACCGGCTGGCCGTTCTCGTCCTTCCAATATCGTTTGCGCGGGTTCAGCTGGCAGATCCACCACTGCAGGCGCGTTTCTTCTTCTCCGATCTTGCAATCATACCAGCCCTGCTTCTTCGGCTGGCCTTCTTTCCATTCGTCCATATGTCCTCCTAAAGGAAAAGGCGGCTGCATATCGCAACCGCCAAAGGAAAGGACCCAGAGGAAACATTGCCGTTTTCCCTCTTACACTATAACGCTGATATTATGTGAATTAAAATGTCCCGTTTATATGATTGCTCACATCTATTATTGAGCAGCCCAGTTCGTCCGAAATTCTGCAAATGCTCCACCCTGCATCATGCAGCGCCATGATCTTGCCGTGATCGATCTTAACAGTCTTCGGCTGCTTCTTCACTTTCGGTCGGGCCGCTGCCGCCCTCTTGTCCGGGAAGAGCGGATAGACCGTGATCTTTACATCGCCCTTCCTGATCTTGATCATATGCCCGTCTTCGCTCAATCTTTTAATTAGCTTTTTGATTTTCATTTTGCTTTTTTAATCCCGATTTTAATTATCGTTATGCTTTTCCTTTGGAATTTAAAAAATGAGTTCGTTTATTTAAATAAAACTGTACTGCTGATGTCCTCTCTTGTCGTATTCTTCACGGCTCCGGCCAGCCGCTGCCGGATCATTCTGATGCCGTGCCGCCTCTTCCTGCGTCATCCCGCACCTCTTCAAGCTCTTTCAACGCTCTTTTGTAAAGCTTGTAAGTCCATCGCAGTGTGTAATGCATTTCGTCGGCGACGTCCTGCATCGTCAATAATCGGATGTCCAGGAAGTACAAGCGCAGCACTTTTTGGTAGTTCGCCTTTTTTAATCTGCCGATCATGCGCTTTGCTTCTCTGCGCTTAATTTGCAGCCTTGCCAGCTCCTCGTTTAGCTCCGCTGCCAGCTCGTCCACCTTCGCCATTGCGTTAAACATCGGATCGCCCGGCGATATTTGTACTTTGTCGCGATCGTATCGGATCCCGGAAGGCAGCTGCGATAGCCATATCTCTTCTATTTGCGCATTCAGCGCGTTAATATCCGTGATGTCACTGCGGACATCAAACAATATGCTTTTCGCCGTTCGCAAGCCGCTGCCCTCCTCGTCTTCGTTTACTTATTCCAGGTAAAACCAAAATCTGTTTTCTTGATTTTGCACTGCGGTTCTCCGTCTTTCCAGAACACGATGCCTTCCAGGTTTTGCGTTCTTAGATATTCCCGGATGCCTTTGAAGGTTCTTTCTACTTCGATTACATCCACACCGTGCTGCACCAGAAAATCTTCAGTCAGCTTGTACGGATTGCCATTAAAATGCTTGCCGATCGCTTCGTATGTCTTAATCCCTTCCGGATGCCTCCCCCGTACGATTCCCTGCGGATCCGCTGCGAAAAACCATTTGTCCGCCGGATTGTCCGGATCGCATTTCACCCAATGCGGCCAATGCCCTGTGATCGGGTCCGGATCGCAGCATGGCATCGCTCCTTCCGGAATCTTCCGCCCTGGCTTCGCATCAAAGCGTTTGTATAATTCGCCGTTGATTATCGCGCAACACGCACCGTCCCATTTGACTGTCGCGGTTCCTTCGTCATTCAGCACCCATTCCATGCCCTTGCGCACCTTGTCTGTGATGCCTACGACCTTATGCCCTTCGAATGTCCTTTCGAACAATGTCGGAATCTTTTTCATCGCTCGTCCCTTCCTTTCTTGTTTTTCTTTATCCTTCGCCCGCATTCCGGGCAGAATCGCGTCAGCTTCCAACACGGGCATGGTTTTCCGCACGCGGAGCATCTGTAGTCGCTCGCACTGTATCCACGTTCGCCCTTCCTGATCGGCACCCAGTGCGCCGGTTCGTCTTCCGCGTTCACACTTCGCCCAGCAGCAGCACCAGGCCGCAGCCGGCTATTATCGCTATCAATATCATGTAACGGATCTAGCCCCTCTCCTCTTCTGATTCGTTCCAGCAGTCTGTAATCGTCATCAATCGTGTTTACCATTCTCTTTCTCTTTCTCTTTCCTGCCACCGTTCGCAAACCTCTTCGTGCGCGCATTTCACGTGCCATTCTCCGCCCATTATTTCCATGTTCTTTCCCATCCCTATTTCAAAACGGTCTTCCTGCCAGATCTCCAGATCTGCGTTTTTGCAGTCCTTGCACATTCCGCTGAATTCAATCTTTATCATTCTTCGCCCTTTCCGTATTCCCCCGCGTATATCAGATCCGATACCTCCACTGCAAAATCCGCCCAGCTATACCAGCACAGATGCCGCTGTCCTTCGTGGTCTGTATAATCTACGCTGATGTGGTCCGTCTGCATCGTGTATGCCTGGATCGTGTTTGGGCTGTTGCCCGGTTCGTGATGTCCATAATAGCCGTGTGGGATATATTCTTTCTTAACGGCCGCTGCCCATCTGTTCATGTCCGGATCTTCTTTGTTCAGCTCGATCAGCCGCTGCCGAGATTCCAGGTAATGCGGCTCTGCAATCTTCGCAAGCTCTCGCATCGGCTGGATCTGATCCGGATATAGCCAATCGTATATATTCATCTGTTTCATTCGTCGTCCTTTTCCATCGCCAGCACGGCCGCGATCACAAAACCGATCCACCCGCCCAGGAACAGACCCAGAAAAAAGCTGATCATAGCAGCGCCCCCACTATATGCCCGATAAATCCGATCAACAACATCGCAATTCCTGCCAGCAGTGAAATCCCCGCCGCAGTGTCCAGCAAATCACTTTCCGGCATTAGTTCCGCTGCGGCATTGAATAAACATCCGGCCGCTATTATTGCCGCTCCGATCATTGCTAGCTTAACCGCTTCAACCATTTCATTTGTTCCCTTCTACGTCTCCTCATAGATCCGCGCCGCTTCTTGCGCTGGAAGGTCCATTCTGTCTCCCTGTATCTTGGCAGCATAAAGATTTTTGCCCATGCCCTTCTGTTCTTCTTGTCATTTCTTTCGAATTTGAATGTCAGCGTCAGGCCGTGTTCTTCGTCCTCTCGTATTTCGGTTACCCTCATAAGTTATAAACCCCCAGCAGCTGCGACATCCACAGCCCATCAAGCGGCTGCTTGCACCGGATCCATGCCGTTGATCCGCAATCATATCGCTTGTATTTTCCGTTTTTTGCTTCCGCAATGACAAACACATGCCTTGAGGATCCGGAAGGATTGATCACGACCAGCACGCTGCCTGGCTTCGCGTCTGCCAGCTTCACGCTCTTTTTGAATCCGCACTTCAGCAAAAAATCTTCGAAGCCTCTTCCCAGCGCGGCCCCGCCTTTTACCTGGTCGGTAAATCCAAGATCGTACAATGCTCTGGATACCAGACGATCGCAGCTGATTTTTCCATCCGATGCCGGCACTTTGCTTTGGCTGTCTGCCCAGATGTATCTGTGCGCCCTGGCGTATTCCTGCGTTGCCTTTACTGCCTGCAGAAATGACCTGGCTGTGATTGATTCGGATACGTATTTAACGATGGCCTGCGGCACGAATCCTTTGTTTCCTTTGTGGCTTACCAGGTAATAGCCTTCTAGCGTGTCCAGGACCTTTACCGTTTCACCCTTCTCGATCGTGCCGATCTGCGGCGCCTTCTCCCAGACCCAGAGACGCACGGCCGCTGCCTGGCTCGTTTTCCCGATCCATTTGGTCCGGACAGAAACGGCCTGGTGCTTGTACTCGCTTTTTACATATTTGGCGGACACGTAGCCTTCGCCGGTATAATGCCAGCCTTTCACAGTGTCCCGGACGGTCACTGCTTCGCCCTTCTGGATCTCACGAATGATTTTTGCAGTCTCGTCAGGTTTGGTGCGTAAAGGCAGTGAACCTTTCACGTTAACCCCGTTCCACTTAACTGTTTTGTTCATGTTTGCCCCTTTTTTCCGTCAAACTTTGTTCTTCTCATGTCCGCGCCGCAGTTCGGACAGAAGTTAGATTCTTGTTCACAAATCACTCCGCATTCGGAACATTCACAACTGCTCAAAAGAAAATATCCTGTAACGCTTTGCTCATAACTCACACGTGTATGAAGCCACCGCCCTATTTTCCGCTCCTCGATGGTCGGTGCGTCCTTAATAAATTTCAAAAAATGAAATCTCACCTCGGAACAGTTCGCAACCACATTATTTCCGCCGTGCATATCGTCACACTCGGCACATACTCCGCCGGAGCAACTTGCATCTGCTAGCGCATCTGCATCAATCAGCCGCATACAGTACCTCGTTCCCAGATATGCCGTTGCACCTTACCGCAAAGGCAAGTGCCTTTATCTCGCCTTTCATACTGTCGTTTTGTCTTCGTAAATATTCCACATGTGCCTTCAGTTCTTCGATCATTTTCTCCGCGTCGTTTTTTTCGAAGCACGTTGGGGCATCCTCGATCATTTTTGCAATCCGCTCCCTGCTGTCGAGTCTGTCTCTGCAAACGTGTTCCATTAACTCATCCGCATCAATCAGTCGCATTCTTTCCCTCCTCTTTGTATGGTTTCGGCAATAGCATCCATGCTATGACCTCTTTCAAATCAGCGAATGGCTTGAATTCCCAAGTATAATTTTTATCAAGTTCCGCTTCTTCAACCGAGTAAAATGCCACTGCCATCTCATCTTGACATATACGCCTTGAATACTGAATCAAATAATAGTCTGTTGCTTCGGGCATCCTCTCGTTGCATGGTATCCACCGCGGTTCAGGCTGTGCGGATGGTAATGTTTCAAGCACACAAAGCATTGGATAAATAATTTTCAAAAGCTCCCATGGAAGGCATGTTCGTTTTACGATCGCATTAATCGCCTCCTGTCGGCTGATGCAATCAATCGCAAGTTTGTCGCAAGTTGGCCGCAAGTTTGGCTGTGCGTTTTGCGCTTTATTCGTGTATTCTTGCAGCCACTCTGAAAAAAACGGGCTGAATGAAAGCCGCACCAGGGCGTTTCGCGCTTCGTCTCGTTCCTTTATGATTTGCTCTATCGATGCCAGCGCCTTTATTGCCATTTCCTTCGCCTCTTCGTGCTGTTTCTGCGTCGTCTGGCCGCTGCCGTTTGTCGATGAAAATGTATGCAGATGATATATCGCTTCCTGTATCGTCATGTCATTTCCTCTTGGTTAATGCTTGCAAAACTTGTGTGTGCCCACTGTTCTTCACCCAGCACGCAATGGTAAACTGTTTCCGGAGATTCATAACCTCCGTTGATCACGTTTTTCAGCACGTCCCCGGTGTTTGTTTCGCCCGGCCGCGGCGGCAGATCGCAGTTACAATCTTCCTTTTGGCAGTTCAGACAGTTCTGTAAAGACGGATCGCACGGCACAAATTTCCTTTTCGTTTGCCTGATTGGCTTTGATACGATCTCTTCGGGCGTCATGCCGCTTCCCAGCCGCGTTTGTACGGTGCGTTCACACATTCCAAACGCTCTGGCAAATGCTTTTATTGATCCGTATTCAATGCCCCGGCATATAATCTTTCTTGGTTTTCTCATGGCTTTTTATGCTCCAGCCCGGCGGCGCTCCGGGCATGGGTTCACTTTAACAGATTCAGATTGTCGGTTTGCCTGGGGAGTAGGCAGGAGTAAAGCACCTTTCCTTTCTTCGTGAATGCTTAATCGTTTGTATATGCAACACGCGCCGTATGTTGGCTAGATGTAGCTGCGGCCGAATATCCGCATGAATTCTTCGCGGCTGTGCGTCTGCTCGTACACTCTCTGGGCGTGCGCCTGCAGCTGGATCCGGATATCTTTGTTCAGATGCACCGCCTCTTTTCCGGTCCTGTGATGCTCCGGACACAGCCAGCAGTATAATCCTGTTCGTTCGCTGTGCTTCCGGTTCGGCCCTCCGAAGATGTGGTGCTTTTCCAGATACGTGTATATCCGGTAATCCTGGTGGATGTACTCGCACAAAAAACAGGATCCGTCTTTTTTGTGCACGATCGATTGCAATCCGCTGCCCCCTTAGAAGACTTCCGTTTTCGCTTCAAACGTCGTTTTTGCGCTGATCGTCAGCCCGTCTTTTCCGCGCTTGATCAGCAGCGTCCACTTGTCGCCGCTCTCCGGAGTGATCACCGTTGCCGTGATCTGCTTGATCTTGCCCATCTGAATATTTTCGATGTTGTCCGTGAAAATGACCGCTGCCGCTTCGGATCGCGGCTTTATGATGTTCTCAATCTCATAAACAGCGTATTCGTGCTGCTGCTCGCGCTCCCTCTCTGCGTATGCGCCCTGGCATGTGCATTCGTCTGTCGCCAGCTGGTCCAGCTGCTCCTGCGTCGCATCTTCCGGCGCTTCGACCATTCTTGATTCTTTGCAATATTTGCAATATCCTACCGCTCCGAATGTTGATTTCATTGGCTCTTCTCCATTTCTTTTTCCATGACATAGGAATATGCGTGCTTGCCTTTGACTCCCTGCAGCTCCACATCTGCCGCTGCATCCGCGACAGCTTCCCACTGCTCCGCGTTCTTTACGCGCTCACCTCTCGCGTTCACAAAGCCGCTGCCGATCCAGGTTGATAAATTCGGCAGCATGTTGACGATGAAGGCATCTTCCGTGTAGATCGTGACCCGGCAGGCCTTCCGGATCCGACGCAGCCCGGCCGCTGCCGCTTCCAGATGTGCGCCGTGATATGTGGCCTCTGTCTTCTCCGTGCCGCCGATCGTGACCGTCTCGCCCTTAATGATGCATTCCAGGATGTACGCTTAGATCTTTTCGGATTTCCTGGCCAGTCGGCTGTTAACAGCCAGATATAGATTTACATTCATTCAGTCCCTCCGGCTTCTTAGATAGGCATACTCGCGGAAAAGATAGCCGGTCACCGGATTGATTCCCTCGATATAGCTTTCTTTGTCCAGGTACCATCCTTCCGGCGTCCTTATCTTTCCAAAAGGCTTCCAGCGGATTATTTTTTGCTTCGGCTTCGGAATCGGCAGATTTCTGGAAGCCATATAATGCGATTCCTTCAGCCGTTTGTCGGTTAACGGCGTCTTTGTCAGATATGCGGCCAGCCGCTGGCATTTGCCCTGCTCATAGATCAGCTGCATCATGATCCTGCCATGTTCCCATGCCTTAGATATGATCCTGTCGCCGTCCTGCGTCCTGTTGATGGCCAGATGGACGTGCCAGGCTCCGCGGCTGCCGCATTCTATGTTCGCGATCCATTTCAGTGGATCTCCCCTGCCTTTGTATGCCTTCCGGATCCGGCGGATGAATCGCCGCACGTCCTGCTTTGCCGCTTCCATGTCCTGCGGCCGTTCATCCTTCCGGTATGTCAGTGTCACGAAATAATCATCTTTTTTGAAATGCGCCCGGAGCTTCCGCCGGCATTTCTTTTCCTTCGCCCTCTGATTTGCCGCTGCCATCTGCTCCGGTGTGGCCTTCCGCCGCTCCGCTCTCTTCTGGCCCGGCGCTCCGTATCTTAGTGATGCATATTCTTCCACTTCCCTGGCGTCAGGAAATGTGTACGTTGATCGTCTGTACATTGTTCTGCAGGTCCTATCTTTAATCCTCTAATCGAGCGGTAAAAAGGATCTTGAAATCCTCTTCGCATCTTGTATTTTCGGCGTTTTTGCAGTACAATGTTTTTGGAAATCTTGTGCTGCTTATTGGCCGGCCTGATCTGTCAAAGGATCAGGCTTTTTCATTTAATGCCCGCCATATCATTTCACTGATGAAACGATTTGAAATCATCGTTTCGCGCCGCTCTTTGTGCAGATATTCCCGGTATGCCGTCAGGATCCTGACCATTTCCATATACGTGCGCTCGAAATGGCCTTCTATCCTGATTTTTCCGTCCTTAACCTCGATCATGCCGCTGCCTCCTGCTCGTGTTCGCATAGATGACGATTCCCGCCCAGGTCCAGCACGTCAGCCAGTAAGCTATATACAAGGCCGTGTGCGGGATCATTACCGTCAGAAATGTCAGGCCGAAGATCACCGGCGCGATCACGGAAATAATGATGGCGCATTCCCTTACGCTCATTTCTCTTCTGGCCTGCCGCTGCCGGCGCGGCCTCCGGATGTCGAACGTCTCCAGCTCCTGCGGCTGTGCGTAGATCTGCGTCATGCCGCTGCCGAATGATAAACCTTTTGCTTTTAACATGTTCCCCTGGTCCTTTCCTCTTTTATCTTTTCCTGATGATCTTTGTGACAGTCTCCCAGTCTTCGTCTGTCCATTTTAGAAATCTTCCGATCTCCACCAGCGCGCCGATCCGGATCATGGACGGCCGTTCCCGCCATCCATACAATGTTTTCGGATTTATTTTCAGCGCTCTGGCCAGCGCGTATATGTTCGTCTTCTTTATACTGTCGCCGAAGATGATCATGCGCAGCATGTCGTCTTTGTTATTAAGCCAGGTTACGCGCGGCATCAGCTCACCCCCTTTATTACGTCCTTAATGATCGCTATACCGCTATCTGCTGTCACATCCACCCGGATGCAGTGGCCGTTTTTGTACATGCAATAGACGTATTCGCCCTGTTTCTCCTGTTGGTACTCGATCCGCTCTAATTCCTGATTCCAGCGCGTCAGCTTCAGAAGATCTGCCAACGCGCTGCATATAGCCTGCTTGTCTTCCATGGTCCTTTCCTCTTGATGTGATTTTAATTCACGCATTCGCACAAAAAAATAAAATCTCTGCTTTCTTTCGTCAGGTGCAGCACTCGCGTCAGCGTCGCGATCTCCGTTGCGGTGCAGTCAGCCCCCGAAAGAATGGCATAGATTCTATTGCGTGAACATTCCAGTTTTGCAGCCAGAAACGTGATGGTTACCCCTGCTTCTTTAATGGCTTCCTTCAATGCCTTTCCGTTCGTCACAGTAGTAAAGCTCCTTTCTGTAATGTGAATATCGTTCACATCATTAATATAATTCTGTTTTTGTTGAATGTCAAGCACTTTTTTGA